CCGGCACGATGGCTGCAACGCCACCCATTGCCATTGCCTTGAGATCGCCACCAGCCATGTACACGGCCAATGCAGCTGCTAAATATGAGCGACCCCATGAGGCCGCAATTGCTTTTGCCTGATCCATTATTTCTCTCCTTTTGGTCGATCCGGTAAATCACCGGAAAAAGGCTCATAAGCTGGTCGGCCGTAACCAACCACAAATGAGCGTGCTCCCAAAGCTCTTGATTTGACCATGACTTCTCCACCATTGCGCTGATCTCCACCGCCTGATGTATTGCCTTCAATGGTCACAATCTGTTTTTCTGAACAGCGGATCACTAAACCAATGTGATTGATTGTTGTTTTGTCATCGATGATGAAATCAAAGAAAACAAAATCACCAATCTTTGGTGTTGTGTGCCATTGCTTACGCTTTTGAAAGGCCTCAGCTCCAGCACGCGTGCTGACTACATTTGGCACCTTGACACCAGCTTGATCAGCACACCAATTAAGAAACGAGCCACACCATGGCAGCTTGTCGGCTTTCATAAATTTGCCGTACTTCGTCTCATTGTTGCCTGTTTCAGCTGTGCCGACTTCGGCCAACGCAACCTGAATCAAGCGAGGCAATGTGCCTTGTGGGAAATTACTCACTCAGCAATTCCTGAGATTCTAATTCAGCATCATAAAGCGATTTTGGCATTGATGTGAATTGATCATTTCCGTGATCGATGATGACATGCTCTGTTGTTGTGCCGTCAATGTTTTCGATTTCAATAATGTTGATTGTCATTTTATAGCTCCGCACTAAATCCGATGTAGCCTGTGGCTGCACTTTGATTGTATAAAACATAACTTCGCTGAGTAGTCAATCCCGATGAAGTCAAAGAAACTGAAGCTATGTCAGCCGATGGATTATCTAATGCCACGGCTGTGACATTTATGCGACTTGCACCAACATCTAAAACAGCTAAATTGCTAAAATCAACCGATGTCGGTGTAACTCGCATTGTTACAGGACATTTTAACGGACAAGATACTGTCGTTGTCGATGATGCTGATGCTAATTGACCGATGGCCGTTGCTGCCGTTCCGTTGCTAGTTGTTCGCCAATAGTAACGCTGCGCGGCGGCTAATTCTGCCTGAATGTTTCCACCAGCTGAACGCTTGAATGTAGTTGCCACCGATCCCAATTCAAATTGAACTCCGGTAATTTCCGCATAATCATTTGCACCAGCCGTACCCACAGGCGTGTAAAAAAAAGTATGTCCAATTTGTGTCGCTGATGCTCCAACTGTTCCTGTGTAACTAAATCTCTGCCAAGTTGTTGTCAATGTAGGAGTGGCATTGATTACTGTTGCTGCGCCTGTAAAACCTGACAAAATGTTTTGATCTGTACCTGTTCCCGAAGTTACAACCAAGCGAAAAGCAGAACTTGCGGCAGAATAGTTTGCACCTGCGCGAGCATAAAAAGAGATTGTTACAGCTTGACCAGCGAAACGATAAGAATCTGTGCTTTCTGCCGAGTATGCCAAAATAATGTCATTTGTTGCGGTGCTGCCCGAATTGCGTTGCATGCGAGCGCAATACTGCAATGTCGGTAAATTGGTCGTATCATTTACAGGTTGGCGAGTTGTTGTTTGTGCTGCTGAGCCGCCCATACGATAACGATCTTGTGCATACAAAAATGTGGCTGTGTTAGCAATAGAAGTGCCACGCTGCCAAATGTCCTGAGATCCGTTGATGACCGCATTTTCGTTGTCACTTGTTTGATAGCGCAAGCCTGTTGATGTCGATGAATCGGCTATGAGGATTTGTCCATTGCTGCCGACAGCTAAGCGCGCTGGTGTGTCAGCTGCGCTTGCTGCAATTAGATCGCCTTTTGCATCAACAATGGCATTTTGGATTGCGTTGCTGTCATCTTGTGCAACCCATGCAAAATCCATGTCTGCGCTTGTTGCCTTGCTTAAAACCTGTCCAGTTGTGCCGCCTTTGAGATCGACCAACGATGTGTCAATACCATCGCCCAAAGCCTCAATTGCTGTTGCACCATCCTTGACCAAATCGGTGCTCGTTGGCACCGGCCAGCCAAAATTGGGAGTTGTAGTTGCCATTTATGCCACCGATCCGATCGCGTTTTCCCATGTAAGTGTGGGGTTGATTGTATTCCAAGACTCTAAAGCAGACACCTGATTCCATCGGAGTGTCACTTGAGAGAATTCAATTGGGGAAAGGTTGATTGAGATTGCTAAAGCGTTGTATGAGGCTCTGAAATTCCAGCCTTCGACATAGCCTTGAAATTGGCTATTGACGATGTTTGGCGGTAGGTCTGTGATCTCTACCGGCAAACCCATGAAAATATTGAGCAGATCATCGCGGTCTGCATCATCGATCTCCGGTGATCCCAATGGGAATTCGATGGAATCAAAAAACGCGCGTGGATAGGCTTTGAGCTGCAATCGCCTTTGAGCAACAGCCAATGCCTCAGCTGCATCCTCCAAATTGGTGTCAAAGATTTCTGCAAATTTGCCAAATTGAGAAATTGAGGCCAAATCACTTTCCACGATCTGTTGGTTTTTGTAATTCAATGTGATGTAGTTTCGCACATCGCCTGACCGGGTAATTGACTTCAAACCCACGCCAATGGATGTGTTGGCTGAAATTGTCGTGTAGCCGTTAGCGGCCAAATAATTCTGTCTGTGTAATGCATCGGCATACCCAATGCGCCCGGATGAATCCTCAAACAAATAGCCCAATCCTGACTCAGCAATTTGTGAGGCCAATGTGTAGCTTGAAACAGGATCGGCAGCTCTTGCTACCATTTCATATTGACCAGGCTGATCAATCTCACCCAATCCCACATTTTCAGCATCAGCCCATGTCGTGGTCGGATCGTAATTTTGCCATTGCAATGCCGGTGCAACTTCGTTCCAATTGTTGAGCAATAGATCGCTGAGGATCGCATAAATCTGATCCCCATCGTAAGCTTTAGCCAAAGCCAATTCCCAATTTGCTCGCGCCAATCGTGCCAAAGCTCCCAAAGCTGTAATGCGTGCAGCTGTGACATATCCGCGTGATCCAGCTGATTGCACCGAAATCTCAAGGTCGGAAATAAAGCCACCAAACAAATCCACAAATGTGCCGGTTGAATCCTTGATTGAAATCAAAATGTCTGTGCCGACTGTAAATGGATAATCGGTATTGTCGAAATTGATCAATTCTACCGAGCAATATCCGGCCACAGGTTGTTCATAGATCGATGTGCGCCCGGATGTAATGTTTAGATTTGCTATGGTCGATGAGCTGTAATCGACCTCATTGATCAAAATCCTATATTCGGGATACCAAAGGCTCATGCAAACGCACCTGCACCCAATGTGCCGCGATAGGTTGAATTGTTGAGCAGCGTGATGATTTGGCGTGCTGTGCTCTCCGGATCAATCGCGCCATTGACTGTGATATTGACTGATCCACCGCCACCGCTCAATTTGTGGTTTGGGATGATCGAACCGCTGCCCGATGGTGTAAATAATTCCGGGCCACGCTCGCCAACAAGGTATGTGGTGCCAGCATTTACCGGGCCACCGGCTGCCTTACCGCCACCAAAGATTTTGTCAATAACGCTGCCGATACCTTGCACCAATGGATTGTCCTTGACCAGTTTGATAAAGGCTTTGACCTTTTCAATAACATCGTCAAAGAATCCAACAAGCTTTGATACGCCTGTGGCAACAGCTGCAATTGCAACACCAACAGCCTCAAATGCTACCTTCAAAACTGTGCCTATTGCTGGGCCAAGATTATCCCGAACAAATTCTGCAATGGATTTGAACAATTTGAGCAATGGTGCCAAATCATCCTCATTGTCTGAAATTGCTTTGCTGATTGTGTCAAAAGCATTTTTTAAACCGGTCAATGCTGGGCCAAAGATATTGGCAAAAAATGGCACTACATAATCAAACAAATAGCTGTACAAGGCTTTGAAAGCTGGTACAACAAAATCGGTCAAAATATCTTTGACACCATTTAATGGGTCTTTGAGATTTGTGCCTATGTTTTCTGCCATTTTTGCAAGCGTTGGAATTACCTTATCCACAAAAATTGTGACCATTGGTGTAATTGCATCGAGGATAAATGAACCAACTGTCTCTTTGCCTTCATCAAATGCAATCTTGAGTCGATCCATTTTGCCTTGAAATGTCTCAGCTTTGACCGATGCCTGATTTTCAAAGGTATCTGCCAGCTTCTTTGTGATCTCATCCATCGAAAGTGTTTTGAGCGTTGCAGCACTTAGGCCAACACCCAATTTGCCCAAAGCGGCCGTGTTGCCTTCTTGAGCCTTTGCCAATGCATTGGAAACCGCCTCAAGCGATTTGCCGCTACCGGCAGCGATATCAATCGCCAAACCTTGCAGCTTTTGAGCCTTCTCAACATCGCCTGTGGCACGCGCCAGCCTCTCAAGCGATGGCCTCAAATCATCATCGGTTACGCCAAAGGCCAATGATGTTTTGGTGATGTAATCCTCTGTGCTTTTAATTTGGGCGTTGGTGGCACCTGTGACATTTTTGAGAGTCAATGCCAATCGATCTTGTGCGGCTGCATCTGCAATGGCGGCTTTGACCCCATCCACGGCCAATTTGCCAGCATAAACAGCGGCAGCGGCTCCAGCTGCGGCAAATGCTAATCCGGCCTTTTTGCCGAAATCACCGAGCTTTGAACCAAAGGATTGAACCTCTTTGCTGCCGGTATCGAGACTTCTTTTGAGCTGATCAATATCACCAAGGATCGACAGCTTCAATGTTCTGGATTGTCCAGCCATCACCACTCCTTCAAAATCTTAGAAAACGCTGTCTCCCATTGAGCAATGATGTGCGGCTGTTCAGCTCTCAATGTTGGATAAATAAAGTATCCACGCGAACCACGGCCTTGACGGCCTGACCACACCGGGAAATTCTTATATTTGTTTGATCCAAATTCATAACCGCCCCAAAGCTGCTGGGTTGTACCGCCACCGCTAAATTTCTGAGACACAAAGCCAAATGAAATCTCACCGATTTTTGATGATTTGCTTACGCGTGATCCATCAGCGATTCGACCGGCTGCATTGTTTGGCCGACCAGCGGCCGTGCTCTTGATCTTTGATTGCAGATAAGTAGCCAATCCATTTGAAACGCCTTTGGCCTGTGCAACAGCTTCATCATCCATAGCCTTAAAAGCCTTTATGATGCCGCGCAAATCACCTTTGTCATAGGTGATTGCATCAGTTGCCATTGCGCTTCTCCATTATCTCAAATGCGGTTAAAACATCCTCAGCTGTTTGAAACTCCGACCGCGGCAATCCGGTGGCAATTGCTAACTCCCAAAGGAGCCTGTTTATGCTTCCGGATTGGTAGCTTTTGGGGTATCAGTCTCTCCCATGTTTATGTCGGTGACTGTTTCACACCACACATCAAAAGCCTTGACCGGCTTGCCACCGGCTTCTCGCTTCATGGCGTGATATGCCAAAAACATCAGATCGGCAATTCCGAGCTTGTCTTGTACTTGCTGGATTGTGTTGCCGGTCTTTTGTTCCCATTTCATCCACTCCGGTGGGAGCGCGGTATAGGTCGCGCTCTCCCCGGCCGTGTATTCAATTGTGATTGCTAGTTTCATTTATTTGCTCCCGATTCTGT